AAACTTTCTTATTACTTCTTTCTCTGTTATGGTTTTCTTAAATATAATATCAGCGTCAGCCCAAAACACATAGTCATAATCACAATCAAGCATTAAGTGTGTCTTAGCAAATATCTTATAGGCAAATCGTATAGCGTCCATCTTATAGTCTGTTGTAGTTTCTTTATGTTTTTCATATTGACTATCTACATTTTTTGGTGAGTTTCTATCAATAAACTCTTGTAATTCTGGATTGTATTTGTGTATGTCTCTAAAGAAGATACCCTCTTTTGCTGGATGCCAACCCTCGTGGTAAACATATAGATCAAATGGCCAATTATATGTCTCAATAAATTTATGAGCATAATAATCGTAAAGTCTTTTATTAAATGTGGTTACTAATGCTATTTTCAAAACCTGCCCTCATTATATAATAACTATCAACAATATCGGTGATAGGGTTGTTTAATGTTTGTTGATCAAATGCTTTCATTAAATCAACGCCTTGTGTTTGTGTAAACGTTTCGTACATTTTTTGTTTGTCAGCATTGCCTTTACCTGTGGCCAGTTTTTTGACAACGCTAGGCACAATTGTTTTACAAGTAAATCTTTTTTGTAATCTGTATTTGAGAATACCGCCGTTTTCAGCAATTTGAAACACAGCTTGCCCTTTTGAGCCATACGAATAGCCCTCAATGAATACGTGTTTGTTTTTTTGTTTTTTGTGTAGTGTGTCGAGTATGTGTAAAACCCAACTAGATAAGTTTGTAAATCTATCAATAGGACTTTTAAATTCTTTGTGTTCATAACCTATAACGTTCTCTAACATTTTACCAATGTATTTCTTTTTACTTGTTAGATAGTAAAAATAACAATCACTAAACGCTGTGCCACCATTTGTTGATACACAAACGGCAGGACTGTTTAAACTATAATCAATTCCAATTATCGTCTTCGTCTTTATTAACCCACTCAACTTCATCCTCCTCATTATCTACCTCATATCCACAAAAGGGACAAGTAAAAGGTTGTAAATCTTGTTCTTCAATATCCCATATTATAGAATATTTAGTTTCGCAGGATGAACAGGTTTTTTCTACTTTGTTTGCCATTATAGTTTAAAAGATTTAAATTGATCTTTTTTTACATCTTGTTTTATGCCACCAATAACATAAGATTCTATCTCTGTTTCTTGTGGAGCATTTTGTGTTGATCTACTATTCAACCAATGGTCAACCCAAGGTAATGGATTTGTTTTTTGGTCGTAAGCAGGTGCTAATTGTATGGCTTTCATTCTTCTATTTGCCATATATTCTACAAACTGGTGTAAAAGTTTTTCTGATAAACCTATCATTGAGCCTTTACTAAACAAATAAGTTGCCCAACGTTTCTCTTCCTGTACAGCCTCATCATACATTTTGTAAACTTCTTTTTCTGTTTCTTTTATAATCTTTGTAAAGTCTTTATCGTTTTCATAGTCTTTCCAATTATTAATAATTCTTTGTGACATTGCTAAATGTTGGCTTTCATCTCTAGCAATAAATGATATAATCTTAGCAGAGCCTTCTAATTTTTTTAGTTCACCAAAAGCAAAACTACAAGCAAATGAAACATAAAATCTTAAGCCCTCTAGTATGTTTACTGATACCATAGCTAAATATAATTTCTTTTTAAGTTCATACATATCAACTTTATCTGGTGTTAATGTCCATTGATAACCCATTTTAATTAAGTCATCATAAGTTTTTGTTACACTTTCTGCTCTTTTTTCAATCTTCTCGTCTTGTATAATAGTGTCAAATACTTCACTTGGTTGTGAGTATAAGTTTTTAATAATGTATGTATAACTTCTACTATGAATTGTTTCCATAAAGTCCCAAGTAACAATGGCACCCTCTAATTCTGGTAAAGATACAAAAGGTAAAAATGCTAAACAAGGGCCTCTACCTTGTACACTATCTAACATTGTTTGATATTTTAGATTAGAAGTAAAGATAAACTTTTGTTCATCTCTTAATTCAAGGTAATCGTTTCTGTCTTTTTGTAAAGACACTTCTTCAGGTCTCCAGAAATAACCTAATTGCTGTTGATTTAATTTATCAAATATAGGATACTTCATATTATCATATCTTTGTATTTGTAAATCATCACCAAAAAACATTGGTTGTTTTGTAGCGTCTAATTTTTTGTCTTTATTTAAAACAGTTTTACTCATTATTGTATTCGTCCTTTTCTTTTACATTTCTTTCTTTGTCTTCATAAAAGTAATCATTACTATCACCAAATGCCCATTTGGACTCTTGTTCACAATAAAAGTTTCTAGTTGAAACTTGAAAGTCTGGTCTCTTTAATTCTTTAGGTGTTAAACTTTGTTCATACCACAGCATTCTATTATTAGGTTGAGCAAAGAATTGACCATTGTCTAACTTACCAAAATTGTGTTGTTTATGTTCAGATGGCACCTCACTAACTCCTGTGTCTATCATATTTACATCACCGTGGCAACAATCTATTGTAAACATATATTCACCTTTTATTCTACCACCACCTTTTAACATAATTTCTACATCACAATTCTTTAATAATCTTTTTGACCATAACTGAATATTATTACTAAAACTATCCCATAACTCTATGGTACTTAAAGGTAATAATTCTTCTTCTTTATAGTTTGTTTTCCATACAAAAGCAGATAACGGAAACTTATCAAAACAAGCGCCATATTCTGGTAGATATGCTTCAAACATTAAAGCACGACCTTGTACAGATTTTACAGCGACCATAACTGCCTCAACTAACTCGCCGTGGCCTTTTTCTAAATCGTGTAAGTATTCTTTTCTTACCCAACATTTAATATACGGTGTGTTTGCTACAAAGTTCATTTAAATTGTACAAGACTCGCAAGCCTCGTCCTCTGTTTCTTCTTTTTTATCCTCAACAGGAGTATCGTAATCAATACTATGTTGTGGTTCGTCTTCGTCTTTCTTACTATCATACGTATTTTGATAATAAGATGTTTTCCATCCTAACTTATATGTTGTCAACAAGTCCTGTGCCATAACTGATATAGGTACTTGGCCGTCTTCAAAATGTTCAGGATTATATGACCAGTTACCAGATATTGCCTGGTCAAAATACTTTTGCATTACACTAACGATATTTATATATCCTTCGTTGCTCTTCATATCCCATAATAAAGTATAATTGTTTTTTAATTTCTTATATTCTGGTACGACCTGTTTTAATGGGCCTTTTTTAGATTTCTTAACACTTAAATAATCTCTAGGTGGTTCAATGCCGTTTGTAGCATTTGAAACCACACTAGAGGATTCTGATGGCATTTGAGCCGAGAGTGTGCTATGTCGGAGGCCCGACTCTTTTATTTCTTTCCTTAACCACTCCCAATCATAAGTTAGATTTCTGGTTACAACCTCATCTACCTCTTTCTTGTAAGTGTCTATCGGTAAGATACCATCGGAATATTTTGTTCTATCAAAGTAATCACATTTGCCTTTTTCTTTAGCAACTTCGCTACTAGCCTTTAATAGATAATATTGGAAAGCTTCTGTTAGTTTATCAACTTGTCGCCAACCTAATTTTTGTTCGTAAGTATATCCTTTTTTAGCAAGATAGTGAGCAAGGCCAATATAACCTATACCTAAACTTCTTCTAGCTTTTGTGGATATTTCAGCAGCCTTTACAGGATACTGTTGATGATCTATAATCTCATCTAAACTTCTAACTGCCAAGTCACATAAGTTTTCCAACTCATCTCTTTTGTCAATTGTACCTACGTTGATAGCAGATAGAATACATAAAGCAATCTCTCCCTCACCATCAATGTGTTGTAAAGGGTCTGTTGGTAAAGTTATTTCTTGGCATAAGTTTGACATTCTAACTAAATCTTTAAAACTAGAGTGAGTATTACAATGATCAATATTCATAATATAGATACGACCTGTTTCTGCTCTCTCTTTTAACATATTCATAAAAAGATTTGGTGCTGATATTTTCTTTTTAGATACTGATAGTTTTCTTTCTGCCTTTAAATAAAGTTCATCAAACTCTGGTGTGCCCCACTTCTCATACAATTCAGGCACTTCGTGTGGTGAAAACAAAGTTATGTCTTCTTCGTTAATAAATCTTTCGTAAAATAGTTTTGATATTTGTATAGAGTAATCTAATTTTCTAACTCTATTATCTTCGGTACCTTTATTATTTTTTAAGACTAATATGTCTTCTATTTCTTGGTGCCAAATTGGGAAGTGTACTGTTGCTGATCCGCCTCGTACTCCGTTTTGGGTACAGCACTTAACAGTCGCTTCAAATTTTTTAAGAAAAGGTATAACACCCGTATGTTGTACCTCACCGCCTCTAATACGTGAGTTGATACCTCTGATTCTTCCGGCATTAATTCCGATACCAGCCCTTTGGGCAACATAACGTCCAATAGCCATATCACTACTAAAGATACTAGGTAAAGTATCGTCAACATCAACAAGGACACAACTAGCATACTGCCTAATAGGGGTACGGACACCAGCCATAACAGGCGTTGGAATATTAATTTTAAAAGTCGAAATGGCGTCATAATATTTTTTAACATAACTCATCCTTTTATTTTTGGGGTATTGAGCAAAGACAGTAGCAGAGATCATCATATACATAAACTGAGGTGTTTCAAATATCTCACCGTTTGATCTGTCTTGTACCAAATACTTATCAATTACTTGTCGTAAACCAGCGTAAGTAAATGTATAATCTCTTTCGTGGTTTATCCAATTTTCCATTCTATCAAAATCTTTTTTGTCATACCATTTTAAAATATTTTCATCATAGACTTTTTTCTCTACGGCCATTTTAACGTGGTCGTAAATGTGTGGATGATCCCACAATTTGTCTATAACTTGTTTTCTTAATGAGTATAATAGTAACCTAGCGGCCACATATTGATAGTTTGGATTTTCTAATGATATTAAATCAGCAGCTGACTTAATTAAAATTTGTTGAATTTCATCTGTGGTCATACCATCATAAAATTGTAGACCACTTGTCATCTCAACCTGAGATGATGACACACCTTTTATATCTTCTACGGCATATTCCACCATATCGTGGATTTTTTCAATATTAAGAGGCTCTCTTCCACGAGTCCCTCTTTTCACCACATTTATAATTTGTTCAGCTGGCGCCATTACACCTCCTTTGTTTTCTTCCAGTAGTTTAATTTTGTCAAAGCAGATAACTTTGAATAAGTGTTATTACTTATAATATCTTGTAATTCTATTTTTGTCAAGCCTGATAGTATCATATCGTTTACATCTTTTAGTTGTAGTTCTTCAGGCCAAATAACCACATTAAAATCTTGTTCAATCACTTTATACATTCTTTTAACAATCTCTTTGTTACGAGGTTCGTTATCAAATATGTAGGTGATCTGATCGTTAGGAATTTTATTTCTTAAAAATAAATCTGCTCCACCAGCAGCCAAACAATTATCAATAAATAAACTATCAATCGGGCCTTCAACGATCTGTACCGGGTTTTGGAAATTGATTCTTTCAAGCCCATATACTTTTTGCCTATTTTCGTCTAACTTAATTGTTAGATACTTTGGTTGTTCTTTACCGAAAGCCCTACCTTGAAAAGCAAATATTTTACCAGTAGTATCATAAAAAGGTATTATTAATCTTGGATGATCTTTAATAACTTTGTAAGTATTTGGTTTTACTTTATTTACCAAAGTCATAAACTTGTCACTTAAAAATAACTTGTCAAAATACTTTTCAGGTATCTTTCTGTTTGTACAGTATAATCTAGCAGGATGATCCTCAGGTAAGTCTTTTATAGACTTTAGATCATCTATCGGTGTTTGATCTATAAACTTCGTTGGTTTAAAATCAAACTGTGGTTTCGGTGTCGCAGGTGCCGATTTTTTATATCTTTCTAAAAGATATTGTTCGTAAATTTTTGGATCAACAGACTTAATAAAGTTTGCTAAATTTTGTCCTTGGCCACAATTATGGCATTTAAAGAACATATCATTTTTGACCCTATAAAGATATGCTCTGGCTTTTGTTTTAGACTTTTGAGAGTCACCACAATGGGGACATCTAAAGTTAAATAGATAGTCAGTTTTCTTTTTAAACTGGCCTAATCTACTTGAAATATTATTAATGAATTTTAGATCAA